CATCGCTAGCGCTCAGTATTTCCAAGCCGTTGGTAGGGCCGCGGGTGCTCGCATGGTCAACATGGAAGACCTTGAGCCTGGAGTTGAAGTTTCAGTCGGCACGCAGCTTTGGCGGGTGTTCCCGGTGTTCTCCAAAACATCAGCAAAGTCCACAACCTACGTCATCAACACCCCCTCAAACGGATTCCCACCCACCAACACGAGTTACTTCATGGGTATGGCCTACAAAGTGAGCGACTAAGCGATGGCGGTCGGTGGATTTCTAAGTAGCGGTTTCAACGATTGGTTCCCACAACCGGGTAGCGAACCGTTGGGTCTCGACTGGGACTACGGCCCCCTAGTCCTAACGGATAGTGCAGCGGCAATCTCAGGTCCGTTCGCTGACAGCCGCCCGATGGGGTCCAACAGCTACTCCCCAACTGCAGCTTCACGGAGCTTCAGCTACTTCGACGACTACTACAATCGGATGCACTTCGTCCCGTTACGGTTCGACTTCGGAGCAATCACCTCGACGTTAACTACCGACATCGTTGTCTGGAACGCATACCTCTACGACACGGTGACACTCAGTGACATTGGTATCGACTCGAGTGTGGGTCTCAGCGTCGACCCCGATGCCCCGCTTGTATTCAATCCGCTGCAGAGTCGATCTTTCACTTTAGAAGCGAATGTGAACGGGTCGGCCACGGTCGACACTCAAATCGCATGGCAGTTCGACATCCCGTTCACCTACAACTTCCAAGTGACCGGAACGAGGGTTAAGGAATGGCCACTTGAGCCGAATTGGTCGCAGCCCTACCGGATCATTCACAGCTTTAGGACTGAGATTCTTCGCAGCCGATCGGGTAAGGAACAACGTATCGCCCTGCGCACGTCACCGCGAAAGTCACTTGAGTACCAGTCACTCGCTCAAGGTACAAAGTTCAACGCGGTCAAGGACTTACTGTGGTCGTGGCAGGACAAATCCTTCGTACTCCCCGAGTTGGTCAGATACGTCACCACTACCACCGATTTGGCACCGGGCGCGGACACACTGCTAGTGGACAGCGCAACCGATTGGATCACAGACGGTACGACGGTTCTGCTGAGCTACGCGGGGGTAACCGAATTGCGAGTAGTCAACAGCGTAACCGGAACTTCGATTACGTTTAAAACCGTGTCAGGGAAATCTTGGCCAACCGGTTCGCGCATGTACGCAGCTCTGACCGGGTACATGGGTGGCTCGATGCAGGTCGACCGGCTGACTAACAACTTGGTTAGCGTGGGGACCAAGTTTGAAGTGACCCCGTTGTCCGAAGCTTGGGTCGAACCGCCAGCCGCCGCGCAGACGTATAACGGTCGTGAATTATTCCTGAAGAAGCCGAACTGGAGTAAGGAAGTCGGGTCGACCGCTCAGCACGAAGTCGACGAGTTGGATTTCGATCGTGGTGCAGTGTACCGGTACAGCCCGGTGGCGTTCGGCACTGAGGTTCGTCGAGCGCTATACCTGAACCGTAATGCCAACGAAGCGACTGACCTGTTGAACTTCTTTAAGCGGATGCGCGGTCGTCAGGGTGAGTTTTATATGCCCACTTGGGAATACGATTTTGCACCGAAGGTTCAAGCCGAAGCGGCCTCAGCTTCCATGAAGGTCGAAGGGGGTGATTTTGCCACCGCATACGGATCGTCGACGGTGCATAAGGCCATGTTCGTAATGCTGGCGAGCGGCACACTCCTGCTGCGCAAAGTAATGAGTGTCGAGCAAGTGGTCGCAGATGGGGTCACGGACTCGCTAATTACCGTCGACTCCAACTGGGGTGTCGCGTTCAACCAAGACACGATCGTGATGTGCGGGTGGATGCCCGTATGGCGACTAGCCTCGGACGACCTAACTGTTGAGTGGCTAACCAACACAGTCGCTCAGGTGCAGATGACAATGAGTACACTTGAGGATTTACCAGTTTGAACATTCAATCCGCCGGGGTGACGCATGCTCGCTGAGTTCATTACCAGTCGCTTCTTCGGTCGCCCCGTTGAACTGTACAAATTCACCTACGGCCCGCGGGCAGAGGACGTTCACTTGTACACGGATGGTGAAACTCCGATCGTACATGGGGGTCAAACTTACAGCCCGGTCACGATCAAGCGCGGACCTACCAGTAGCAACGGGACACTGGACAAGACAATGCTCGAAGTGGTTCTCCCGCACACACTAAAAGTTCCGCAGATGTTCCGCATTTTTCCACCAAGTAGCACCGTTAGTCTGACCATCCTACAGGGCCAAGCCGGCGACCCGGATGCTCAGTTTGTTGTGGCGTGGGCCGGTAGGATCGTCTCGGTTTCGTTCGAGGGGATCGAGGCTAAGCTGTCGGGTGAGCCGATCAGCACTTCATTTCGTCGATCAGGTCTGCGCCGAAATTATCAGTATATGTGCCCCCATGTGGTCTACGGCCCGCATTGCCGTGCTAACAAGCCATCTGCGACGACTGTAGTCACTGTAGCCGCGGTAAGTGGTCGCGGCGTTACGCTAACTAGCGCACTCGGGTCCGCTGAGTTGCACACCGGCGGGATGATTGAGTGGACGACGAGCGCGGGATTGCCAGAGTCAAGAACCATCCTTGAGGTTGGGGCCACCACCGAGGGCGCTACGACAATGCTACTGACTGGAATACCGACCGGGATGACAGCCGGGATGTCGATTTCCGCAGTTAGGGGTTGCAAACACACCTTATCTGCCTGCAAGAATGACCATAATAATGCGGTCAATTTTGGCGGCGATCCGTGGATTCCGATGAAGAACCCGATTGGCAACACCTCCCCGTTTCAGTGATACTGTTCGTAGATTATTCAACTGGAGGTGACATATGCCCATTTTAGTGATGATCGCCATCTCGATTGCTTTGTCGCTGTTGGCCTACATGCTCATGCCAAAACCGAAGCAGCCAAAGCCCCCTGCTGCAACTGACATGGAGTCGCCAACTGCCGACGCCGGTCGTCCGGTTCCTGTCATATTCGGCGAATGCACCGTCACAGGGGTTAACATCCTTGGCTACTGGGACAAGGCTCTGCGAACCTACCGGGTCAAAGTATGATTGTTAGCGACGACTGCGTGCTGGTCATTTCAGATTTGATTCCGCCGCACTGCGCGTGGGGTCTGCGCTATTTTTGGCGGCAGCATAATCTGGACTTCGCTGACTTTCTGCAGAACGGAATCGGCGCCAAGACACTTTGGGACACCGGCGACAGTCAGGCACGGGCGGCAGTGACCCGCAAGCTGGAGGTCCAGCGTGGGTGGTAGCAAAAAGCCTAAACAGGATGTTACCGATTATCTTCTCTCCATCCATTGCGGAGTCTGTCATATGGCAGACTCCATTGAGCGCATCCGGTACGACGACAAGGTTATTTTTGAAGGGCGAGCGTCGACAAATGGACCGCTGAGCATCAACAATCCGTCGCTATTTGGGGGACCTAAGAAAGAGGGTGGTGTTCGCGGGCTGATTGAAGTTCTACTCGGAGGGGTGACACAGGTCCTCCCGGACAGGCTGATAGCTAAGCTCGGACAAGGCGCAGATGGGACACCCGGATTCAGGGGCATCACCAGCATCTTTTTCAGTGGGGGCGGTAGCGAGCCGAAGGCCGGATTCATGTGGGGATCAAACTCCCCTTACCTAAAGGCCATCGACGTTACCGCCCGGCGTATGCCGAAGGGGTTCTACGCGGCCAAAGCATGGGTCCCAGCTTACTCTGGCCAACCGCTAAGCGAGTGCACCACCGCAAACCCGGCGCACATAATCTACGAATGCTTGGTCAACGACGACTGGGGGTTGGGCCTACCCGATACGATGCTCGACACAGCATCGTTCACTGCGGCGGCCGACATCCTCTATGACGAGATGTTTGGCCTAGCGATGAAGTGGGTGGCGCAGTCGAGCATTGAGGATTTTATCAATGAAGTGCTCGGGCACATCGACGGCACCCACGGGATCGACCCGCAGACCGGGAAGGTTTATCTATCGTTGGTTCGGGGCGGTTACTCTGAGGTCGGCTTATTCAACCTCAACCCCGACAATTGCACCGTCACAAGATTCCAGCGAAAGAGCCTTAGCGAGACCGTCAACGAGATTGTCGTAACGTGGACCAATCCAGAGAACGAAAATGAAGAGACTGTTTCCGTTCACGATCTGGCCAATTACTCGAGTCAAGCCAAACTTTCCAGCAGCGCTTCAAACTACTACGGGGTGAGGTCTGCCGATTTGGCCCTCAGACTGGCCATGCGGGACTTGGCACGCGGGGCATGCCCCCTCGCTTCGTTTGAAGTGGACGCTGACCGGGCGGCGTGGGCCTTAAAACCGGGCGGTGTGGCGACCTTGACGTGGCCGGAATACGGCATTGACGCACTACCCGTTCGCATCACTGGCGTTAATTACGGTAGACCTGGTGCCAGCAAGGTACAAGTCACCCTGTTGGAAGATGTGTTCAGCATGCCGGCGACGGCCTATGTGGACGTATCGAGTAGCCTCGATGACAACCCACGACTCGCCCAACCCGGTCCGTTGGACTACTTTCAGGGCGGCTCCACACCCTACTACTTCGTCAGCCAAGAGATCGGTAGTGCCGAAGCCTCTGCGATGGCTGCGACTTCGAGCTACATAACACTACTCGGCGCATCTGACGAAGACCTGTCGACCATCGAGATGATGCGTCCGTCGACAAACTCTCTGGGCACAACAACCTATCTGGTTGAGGGTAACCTTCCAGTTAGCGGACACGCAATTCTCCATAACGCTTTGGTTGTTGAAGCGCTGTCTGCCGGTGTAATTTTTGACTATGGCGTGGGTAACGTGGATGCAGATTTGGGGGTGTTCGTTTGGATCGGCACCAACCCATCAACGTCAGAGTTGGCACTGATAAGCGCAAAGGGCGGCACCTACACGATCAAGCGCGGAGTCCTCGACACCGTACCTAAAGTTTGGGCAGCGGGCACACCCGTTTGGTTTTTTGGATCATCCGACATATCCGACGAAGACGAGTTCTTGGTTGGGCAGACGGTCAACTACAAGCTAGTTCCTCAATCTATGGGCGGCTTAGCTGACATAAGCGGTGTCCCGATCAACGCAGTCACCACTGACAACCGCCAACATCGCCCTTACCGGCCGGCGAACGTGAAGATAAACACTGAGGCTTGGCCAATAGAGGCAGAGTCCCCGCTCGTCGTGTCGTTCTCACGCCGCAACCGCTTGACCGAGGAACCCGTGGTGCAGGACTGGACCGGCGGGGACATGACGCCCGAGGCCGGCCAAACAGTTACGGCTACCCTGCGGCGCGTGGACACCAACGCGGTGCTGGTCGAAACTACCGGGATCGCCGGAACAAGCGTCACGCTAAGTTCGACGTACAAGGGGGACGTGAGCTTAACACTGACTTCCGTCCGGGGCGGCTTAAGTAGCTACCAGCCAAGCGCTCACTCATTCGCGCTAATCTCTCGGCGAATAACAGAAGCGGGTGTTTTGCGCATAACAGAAGCGGGTGTCACCCGCATCATGGAGTAATTACTGATGGCACTGAAAGACAGCGAATTTCCAGATGCAACACTACCTTTGGTTGGGACCGAACTTGTTACCCTTATCCAATCGGGTGCGAATAAAAAGCTAACAGTTTCCGATCTGATAAACAGAAGCTTGGTCACGTCCGACACCGGCTATTCTGGCTACGGGACGGGTTCGGGCGGCACGGTTGTGCAGATCACCAGTAAGAGTACCGGGGTCACACTCAACAAGCCGTCTGGTCAAATAACAACAGCAGCGAGTTCGTTGGGGGCCAACACGGCGGTTAGCTTTACCCTAACGAATAGCAAAATAGCCGCCAACGACATCCCGCGTATTGTGATTAAAAGCGGAGCAACTGCAGGGGCCTACCTCCTAACGGTTGACGCTGTGTCGTCGGGGTCTTGCCAAGTATCCATTCGCAATATGACCGCCGGATCGCTGTCCGAGGTACTTGTGCTGCAGTTCAACATCGAAAAAGGAGCAATTGCCTAATTCCATCTTTGATTACGAACATTCAACCCCCCCGTTGACATATCAACAAAAGGGTGAATCGGCATCTCCGAGCTGCTAGGATTCTGACCCTGGACAACACGGAATTACCTGCTCGGAGACTCTGGACCGTATGGACCACACGACGAACGTAACGAATGCAGCGGTGGCCACAGCCATCACTGTCTGGGGGATCGCCACCGGGCTGACCTATGAGGTGCTGCTGGCGGGCTTTGCTGGCGGACTTGTGTCGCTCTCATTCCTCGGCCCGTTGACGATCTGGCAACGCATCTGGACGCCGTTCGCGGCAACCCTCACGGCCGGCTACACGTCGCCGATATGGGCGTACTACCTGTTGAAGTGGTTGGATCGGGACATGCCGGCGCTCCCACTTCTGGTTTTCTCCGCATTCTGCATTGGCTTGGCCGCGCAGGTACTTATCCCGGTTGGGTTGGAATGGGTGCGACGAAAGGGTGCTACCTACGAAGGGCCATCTATATGACATTGGAAACCGCTCAGATTTACCTAAATTCAGCCGCCGCGCTGGTGGTCTTGTGGTCATCGGTCTGTGCGCTTTCCCATATGAACCGACACACACGCTTCGACATACGCATCGCCTACATCCTGATGGGAGTTGGTGCACTGGCCGTGCTGCTGGCTCCGGGTTACCTCGAGCGGATGCCCGACCCCGGCATGATGTTGCTTGCATGGGGTGCCGCCCTGTTGTGCATAGCCAACCGGCGGCGCAGGCAACGGCAGGAACGCCGCATCACACATTGAGAGGGCGACCATACCGGGGTCGGAAGTCGCATCATTGCTCGGGGCCCGCAGCGGTTTGAAACCTTTCACAGCCGACAGCTTCGGCGTCCACAGCGCACTTCACCGCCTTGGCCTGGTAGACCTGCTGCTCGATGTGGTCAATTGTGTAAAGCGCAACGCATGTGAAGACTGCCGCGAAAATTATTAGCCGGGTCACAGTCAAACTCCTTTTGAAAAGCGTGTAGTTAGTATTTCACGAATTTTTGCCAGCTCAGTTCTAGCCACCGACAATGTTCTTCCCGGTTGACCCGCACACCTCGGTGCGGGGTCGTCCACGCCCCACGTCAACCCGCATGCTCGACATTCCAGCTCACCGGTGCGTGTCGGTCGAGGAACCGGGCAGCCGCTCAAGGTTGGCTTCTGCAAAAATCATAGGCACGGATGTAGGTCTTCAGGTTCGGCCCCACTCCGTGCTCGACGACTATGCGGGGACATAACCCCTGCTGAAGCACCAAAGGTGCAGGTCTGATCCCGAACGGCGCCAGCACCATGAACAGGTTCCCCATAAGCACGGTGGCGAATGCCCAGCCAGCAGCGAAGCGGGCCATTAGGGGTAAGTCCAACGGAAGCGACCTTCGATCTGCCCGGCTTCGGTGTCGAACACCAGTGCAGAACTCTTGGTCGCGGCGAAGGTTGGGCGGCAGGCCCTGATTAGCTCACCGGGTGATACTTCGATCAACAGCGGGCAGTCCACCGGCGGCAACTGGTCACGCGGGTTAAGGTGAATACCGGTCCCGTTACGCAGCCGGGCAAGTTCATCTTCAGCCGCAATCAGCTTGTTCATCAGCAGCAGCTGCTTATCGACAGCGTAGGAAATGCGCCGCTTCAGAATTTCGATCCGGTCACGATTCGACAGATTTGTCATTGGCGATAACCCTGCAGCCGAAGACCGAGCCAATGTGAGAACAGGGCTACTGACGGAATGAGGAACCAGTCGAATGCGACCCAGAAATCAGGAGTTTGTTTACTCAACTGGTGAATCAGCGCGACCACAACCAAGCAGAGCACCACTTGCCGGCGGCTTGTGCGGGCGCCGAACAGCTTGAATAGGATGCGGTTCATTGCGCACTCTCCGCTGCAATCATGGTATCGGCGTACTCGAGGCGCAGGCGGACCATCTCGGCTATCAGCGCGGCAACTCCGAACTCGAGCACACCCATAGTGTTGCGCTGCTGCAGTGACAGGTTGGCGTCATCCAAGCCGATGTGGCTGTGGGCCGCGTAGTATTGGCGCATGGTCATACCGCGTGTATCTGAGTAGTCGCTCCGTCCTTTTGGAAAAGCGTAGGCTTTAATCTTCTCGCTCACGTTGAAAGTCCTCGTCAGATTTGTAGATGCCCGGCGCGCTGAAGTAGCAGCCCCGGCTGTTGGTGCGATGTGGGAACCACCAACCGGAACACCGGCAGGTCATCGGCCGCACTGGTCGCTCATTCATCCAGCGGTCAGCTCGGTACTCGCGGCTGCCGCAACTTCGGCATTTTGGGAGCCGGAGGTATTCGTCCGGGTGCTTAGGTAGCACTCTGCGGGTTTGACACTTCCGGCACCGGCAATGTGTTTTCACGGGTTAAAGATCGGCGATCTCGATTTTCAAATCGGAAATTTCCGACCGTCGACCGTCGCTTACCATTCGTATTTCCAAACCTTCAACCGGCATTCCGGTAGCGGTAGTGAAATTTTGAAATTCCGAGCTGATCAACTTCGCCAATCTCAGTTGCGATGCGACTTTTAGTTCGCGCATTTCACGAAAGGTTAGCTCACGTTTCGGGCTACCTGCACCGACGTCAGGCGGTAAAGGGGTTAGCTGAGTAGGGGTTTCACCCTCGAGCAACTCAGAACCTTTCGTGAAGCCTCCGTCTCGGAAACCGCTACCCGGTTTGATAGCGGCGAGTAGACCCCTCATCCAGTTTTCAAAGCTGATTTTCATCAAATTACCCTTGCGCCAGTCGCGCTGTTGATTGGTGTAGTCGAAGTATATTCAACTATTTGTGGAATGGTCAACAGTCAGTTCGATGTCCCGATCATTCCAGCCGGCAATGGCCCAGCAGGACGCGAACAGGTCAGTGCGTAACAACATGGGTTTGGCCTTGCCGTTGTTGCGGGCAATTGTTCCGCGCAGGTAATGCTGCTGGCCGTTGTTCTGCTGGGATTTGCTCATTTCAGTTTCATCTCCACGCGCCCATTGACGCGCACGCAGCGGTGAGTGAGTTTGTCCGCGGCTTTCCGGCAGCAATACTGCAGGCCGTCACGGGTTGGGAAATCGGGGGATGCGGGTGCGAAGTCGCTGACCGGGTGGTAAGCCCGGCAGCTGACGCACAGCTTCATTTCGTAGTGCTCGCCGTCGCCGTGGCTGCTGGCTATGCGGTTTATGCGAGATTCCCCGCACGAACCGCTGCCGTCATCCTCGGGCCACTGGGGTTCGAGGTTGGCTTCCATCAGAACTTCTTGCCGCCAGCGGCTGCACGGTTCTCGAGCTTATGGTCTGCCCGGTTCTGGTTGTAGGCCAGTTTCTCGATCGTGGCGCCGGCAAGGTCGAGTTCCAAGAAGCCCGCAAGGTCGAGGATGCGGATCATCGCGTCAGCCAGTTCCACCTCGAGCATCTTGCGGTGCGGCAGCTTGTCGTCCATCAGGCCCTTGCGGTGACCTTCCATCGCTTCGCTGATCTCCGAGTGGATCAGGCACAGCTTCTCGGGGACGTTCACCTGCTCCAAGATGAGCGGCATGCCCGTCTTCAGGTCAGTCCACCAGCCGCTGGCCGCTGCGAGTTGGTGGCAGAGGACTTGTGCGTGTGTCAAACCGTCGTGCGCAGCGTAAACACTGTCGCTGTCGGTAACTTCGCACCGGGGGTCGATGTCCGCCAGAACATTCTCAATGGATTGGCAGGCTAGGTGTACATGGTTGAGTTCGTTCATAAACTAATTCCTCAAAATTCAGTTGGGTAGCAGGACAGCATCAGCAAGCGGATGTCCGTTTTGATCAGGTGCGGGTACAGCGGGCTGTTGGATTCCAGCCAGAGCGCCAGTCGCCGGAGAATGGAGGACTCGAGGTCTCCCATTTGGTTGACGTGGCAGTATTCGTCCATCCCGACAACCCAGTCGTGGACCATGTGCTTCTCGGTGGCCAAGGTCTCGCGCAGCTGGACGAAGTGAAAGGCTTTCTCCAGGTCAGCCTTGCCGCCCTTCTCGGGGTGTCGGCTGACGTACTTGACGATCGAGTGAGCACAACCGTCCAACTTGTTGGCCATCGAGAACTCGATGGGCTGGATCGCCTTGGTCTTGTAATGGTCGCCGGCAATCTGGGTTTGCAGCGGGTTTGAATCGGACATCAATCCTCCTTGTCGCTCAGTGTTTCATTGGTTTTTGAAGGGCCGCAGGATACCAGCCCTTCACCCGTAGGTGGGCTACTCGGCGGCGGCAGGCTCGAGGAACACGGCCAGTACAGCCTCAACCGCCTCGGCGATCGACTTCGACATTGGCGGCGGCTCGAAGCCCATCTCACGGATCGCGTTGCCGTTGTGGGCGAAGTCGTCCATCAGTTGGTTGAGGACGCCACGGATGGCCACAATACTCAGCTCAGGGTGACCGATGCCCCCAATCACCACCGAGAGTTGGTTGTTTACGGCCACCTGCTCCATGAGCAGTTGTATCCGCACCCGATGCTGCCGCAAATTCGATACTCGCAGGTATGTTTCCTCGGTAATCAGCGTCCGCTCAACGGAGCCGTTGGACTGGGCGCGTGGAGTTGCCGGGTCCAGCAGGTTTTCGAGATGCGAAACGAAGTCGACGTAAGCCTTCGGCATGCTGATGGGCACTTCTGGTGTCATACGAGCAATAATCATCGGCTGAACACCTAACTTAGAACTCCCGACGATCATCAGGTCATTCTCGCGTCGCACTATCGAATAGCTGCTCATACCAACTCATCCTCGTCGACGGGATCTTCGATCCAATCGGCCTCGCTCAGCCCGGTAGCCACCAGCTCACCGCCTAAAGCCTCAACGACTTCAGCAACCATTGCCCGCAGTTCGGTGGACAGCAGAAGGTAGGTGGCTCGAGCTTCAGTGAGGGTGTTGGCGTCCTCACCCAGATCATCGGACAGCTTGTCGCCCATCTCGACTGGCCACTGGATACCCTTGAACACCAAGTCGGCGGTGAGGTTGAACGGGATTGCCCAGTCGTCTCTCAGGTTGAAGCTCAGTTCCAGCTCGGTCACTTGGCGGCCATTGGCAAACAGGTCAACAATGTCCTCGTCGCTCAGGCACACGTTCTTTCCGCTCAGGGTCTCGGGTTTTTCAGAAGGCACTGAGGATTTGAACGCTTCGCCCACGGACAGGGTGTTGCTCGGGCTCACACCGTTGGCTACCCAGTGGGTGAATGAAACAACCGGGTCGACCTTAACTGCCAGTGGACGCACCGGGAGGCTACCAAGGGCTTCACGCAGCAAGCACAGCACGTCTTCAGCTTTCTTGGCACTGTTGGTGTCGATGAAGATGTACGGGTACTGGATCAGCGCGTTGAGCCGGCTGTGGACGACGAAAGCGTGCGGCAGCATGGCCATCACCACCTCTTCCTTGATCTGCGACTTCTCTTTGGCCCAGAGGCGGCGCTGCTCGGCTTCCTCGATCTTGGCGACCTTCGCCTCGACAGCCTGCTTGACCGCTTTGCCCGGCAGCAGACGTTCCTGCTTCAGCACGCTGATCAGGTAAGTGTCGAGGTTGACCAGCCCAACCAAGCTGTTCTCGCCACCGAACGGTGACACAAAGCCCATAGTGCTGAATTCTTGGCTGGCGATCTGCCGGGCTGCTTTGGGCACCAAGCATTTACCCAAGTTCATCGGGGTTAAGCCGCAGTCGTCATTGACGATCTGGTAAACCGTTGCGTTGCGGAACTGTTGAATACTCATTTGTAAGTCCTCGTTCTCGGACAATGCTGTGAATGTGCAGCGCAATGGTAATTCAACTGTTTGTGGAATAACAAGTCATCGGTTGAATTATTTGCACCGGATCGAGTGGCGAGGGCAACCGTGAATCCTCGTCGTGCTTTTGAGGGTGATCGAGTTGGTCGGTTCTCGCCGTTCAAGTCCGGGGCGGTCGCTGAGGGTGATCGAGGCTTTTTGCTTTGCTGCCCGGTTGAGTTGCTGAGGGTTCCGGTTAGGTACTTGAGGGCTTTTCAAGGGTAACGGTAGGTTACGCCAGCCCGCACAGGTGCGACCCGTTACGCCAGATGCTGCAGGGGTGTTGCCGGGCATCCGCCGGGGGCCGAAAAACCCTGAAAAAGCGGGGTTTGGGGGTCTGGGCTGGGCGTCAAACTAGGGTCTAGCGCCGCCTGGGCTGGCCGCTGGCGGGGCTTTCCTGGGCGGTTGGGGCATTGCGTAGGGTTAGCGGCTGCGCACGGCTGGCGCGCTTATAGGCGGCCTGGGGACCGTTTGCCGTTTGGCTGGGCTGGGCTGGCGCATTACCTGGGCTGGCGCATTACCTGGGCTGGCGCATTACCTGGGCTGGCGCATTACCTGGGCTGGCGCATTACCTGGGCTGGCGCATTACCTGGGCTGGCGTATTGGCTG